CTTATCTTTCTTGAAACCTCCCATTCCAACGCTTACTCCAGCATGTTCCATTGCTACAATAAGGTCTTGATTGTTTTCCTCATTAAAACGCACTGACAATCTACCCGCTTCACTCAATCCCTCGTTAATATCCTGGAATTTCGCCTGATGCTCCATAGGCGTACCCATATCCACTGCATTCACAATCCACCCATTATTCTGCAACTGCTCTATCACAATATCCTTAAAGTCCTTCTGCTGTTCACTGGCATACGCTCTGAACTTCGCCGTAGCATCATAGAAATACGTCACAGTCTTATTCCTCTTCCGATGCGGAGCATAATACTTACACCAGTCCCTCATCAATGCTTCGAGTTTCCGTTCGTTCTTCACAAACATACTCGAAAGTGTGTACAGACATTCACGCCCACTCTCCGTTTCACCTATCTTGCCTGTCACAATCCAGTTGATATTAGCATTATAATCAAGTGCGATATAAAGCTCATCATCATCAAACAAATCTCCGTCAAGCGAACAATCCTTTATACCCTGCAGCACATCGAAGTCAGGGCTTTCGTACTCACAGTTGATGGCTTGCCCGCCAACAATGGTACTTGCTGTCTTCCTCCTGATAGTCTTGTCAATAACGCTCTCCGGCAGTTCGGGTGTATAGCCATGTATATTCTCAATATCAAGCAAGGAATAGAATCCGTCGTTGCTCTTTACCTTCTTCAGATTCAAAATGGAGAGCGCAAAGATCAACGGTGGCAATGTGCGTTTCATGCTGGCGATATATTCCACCCCAAGCAGGTCGATGTTGTCCAAGGTGCTGGCTTCATAATAAGCAAACGAACTGCAACGCATCGAACGTATCTTGTCCTGGTATTCTTTGGACTGACGGATAATCGTCATCTCAAAATGCTCTTCGGGCGTAATCAGAAACTCATAATCCAACAGCAACTCCGCATCGTTTGGATCAATGAGATGGTAATTCACCAGCATCTCTAAGGCCGACTTCGAGTAGCCCATTGCGCCAAGTATCCTGAACTTACCTTGCTTCTGCTTGATCTGCTCTGCCAACGCAATGATGACGTCTCGTTTCTCTGGCTCTACAACGTGGACACTATGCCCTTCTTTCTTTGCCCGTCGCAAAAGGCGATTGTAAAAGATGACCCGCTCGGCATAAGCGTCAAGTTCGTTCTGCAGCGAACGATAGGTACGGCCTTTGTATTCTCCGTCCTCTATTTCCTCGTCAAGTCTCAACTCTTCTTTCTCCATCCAACTCTCACGGGTACTCAGTCCGGCATCACTGATATACAACGTGCCTTTATAATATGGATTCGACTCACTGAAAGCAGGGTCGCCGAAAGGGTGTGTCACACCGCTCAGTGTCGGTTTGACTTCGCTGTCAAACTTCTCCTTTTTGATGAATCTCGCTTCATCAATCAAGATGTAATTTACCGTTAAAGAGTTAGCACTGCCTCGTGTTTCGAGAGAAACGAGATGCCACACCCAACCATTGTAGAAGGTAATACACTTACTCCAATCCTTCGGGGCAATGATAGGAGAGGGAATACCTAACTTGGCAGGTGGTTTGCCCCACCAATAATGACGCCCTTCCTGAAATCCCCAGAATCGTTGCATGGCTGCCAACGTAGCAGGTGCTGTACGAGCCAACAACTGACGGTTGCTGTTACCACACCAAACACCCACACCTCGCGGCATACTCTGCACCACACGACCTGCCTGCGGTCCAGCAACTCCATCGGTCTTTCCGAATCGGCGGGCAGCTCTTACGCGAATATCCCTTGCTCCAGCATAATAGATTCGCTGTTGCATGGGATTCATATAAACATCTCTCGTGTTACCCATTCCTATGTTTTTTGATTGTCAAACACATCGAACTCGTCATCTTGTTGTTGAGCTTCATATACACCGTTCTCCGTCTCAACCATTGTAATAACCTCTCGCTCGCTGATGCCGAATCGTTTAGCAAATCCTTTCTTCTGCTCGTCGGTGTAGTTCTTGCGACCAGGTTTAACGACAGAAACATCCTCCGTAATGTTGACATCTGTATTTGCAAGGTCTTCGTAGCCCATTTCCTTCTCATCAAAGTCTTTATTCAGTCGCATCTTCAAGTCGGCTCCCTTGGCAACATCACGACCATCTCCGACCTGCATGCCATGCTCAATCAGCCAGTCGCTTGCATCGACAACCTTTGCTTTCTCGATGTGTTGAGTCGGTGCAGTGAAATGTCCGATGATATAGTTGAGCGCTTCAACATCATTCGCCAATTGCTTTGCACTACGCGCCATGCCTTGCTGAACACCAGCACTCTTAATGAAATCCGCTATACCCTCGTCTAACTTTGCCTTCAACAACAACTGCTCGTAAGTCCGTGATGCTACACGCCGGCACAAATCCAACGGACGTATCTGCTTGTTCTGTAGCCACACCTGATAGGCTTCGTACACAATCTGTGTCCGTAGCTTCTGCTCTGCAGTCATTCTTGAAGCCTTGAGCGGATACCCTAAGTGCAGCCACTTCTCCAACAGGCTCAAATATCCATCACCAACTTTACTCATATCTTCTCTCGATTAAATTGCGTTTTACTTCACTGACACTGTGGTCACGAATCTTGGTCGCAAACAATGGGACAACGCCTGCCATCAACTCATTGAACTTCCTTCCATGTTTCCCAAACACCCCATGATACATACAGAACTTTCCATGCTCTGCAGTTCCATGCAAAAGCATTGGTCCGCTTATGGCAATCATCTGGTCGGCATTGTACCTTACGTACAGTTGGGCTTCGAGATTGGAGCGGTGAATGTATAATGCCTCGTCGTTATACTTTCCCAATTCTCCACTGAATAACTCCGTACAATCTTCTGTGGTGCATACGAAGATGCCTTTAATCCATTTCTTCTGTAATGATTTACGCAGATAACGGCACAACGATACGTCAATAGACGGGCATAACAGAATTTCAACCGACGGACTGTCAACCATACAATCAACGGAGTACATCAGCTTCTCAACGCCCCAATCACCATTGCTGTAGAAGATTGTATCTGGACTCTCCTTCAGCAATGCCGGCAACTGATTCGATATGCAACAAGGCTCTATAATCATTTCTTTGCAAGTTGTTTCTTGGATTCCTCCAATACCACCTCATACTCATCCGTAGGAACACCCATCTCTTTCAACTCTGCAATGATCTGTTCGATTCGTTCCACACGCTTCTGTGTAATCTTGGCATCCTTGCGCATAATGTAAGTACGATGCTTGTGCAACAAAGCAGCCTTGTCAGCCTTACTCATCACAGGCTGATCCTTCTTAGGCTCATTAGCCTTATTAGGCTTATTGGCATCATGGGGTTCCTCTTTGGTCTCTTCAACTTTTGAAACCTTTGAAACCTTCTGATAGTACGGCTCTGTCTTAGCCAACTGACTTTCGCGCGTCTCGCCGTGTTTGATATACTTATCGTTCTTCTTGGTGTTGACATACAACTGTGCCAATGCCATATCGACTCGAGCATAGATGTCTTCGTAAGCGTTAGTACATTCACATGCTGCCTTTGCGTGTTTGGAGATTTCTTCCTGCTTACCTCCATTCATAACCAACTCTTTGGCCAACTCACTTTCTGTGGCAGCACGACTACGAAGCATGGCCACCGTATCAACAGCATCCTGCAACTCACCTGGTAACAGATGCTTGATTTCCTGTAACCTCAATTTGCCTGCCTCTGCAACAGGTGCATTGACATTGGAATCATTGTCGGAAGCAGGTGGTGTGGCAGGTGTGGCAGGCTTTGATGGCTCTGCAAATAAATCACCGACAACGGCTCCTGGTTTCTCCTCTTCTTTAGCAGGTTTCTTTTCCTTTTCAGGCAAAGTCATTCCTGCAATCTGTGCCAATGCATCTACCTTGCCTGTTTGTTCCTCTTGCTCTTGCTTGGCATACTCACGGACCTCTTCTTTGGTTGGTCGGCCAACCTTACGTTTGGTCGGTGCTGCAATACGTGACAACACATCTCCGTCCACCTCGATTACCTGACGACGCATTTCGTCAACTAAGAAAGACATCTGGTCAATACGACGCTCATAGTCCATAAACTCCTTAGCAGATCGTACAAAGTCGTCGGCAATCATCAACGGCTCAAACAGTTTCAAGCCGCGCTCAAACGACTTCTTCCATCCTTCTCCCTGTGATTTGATGTTGGCATAATCTGATTTCAAGAACTCAGCAAAACGGACTGCCCACTCCGTCCGCTCTTGCTCTGTCATTGTAATGTACTCTTTCATTGTTCGTTAATTTTTAATAAGTTATATCTGTTTTTGGGGCAAAGATACGCTGTTAAACAATAGGGTGGGTGACAAAGAGAAAAGCGGCACAACCACAAAGGGCTGCACCGCTCCAATCACACGGCATGTGAGATTGTTTAGCTATACACCAAAGTATGTACGGATGTTGTACACGCCGTCCTTGTCTTTCAACACATCGAGTGCAAGGGCGTTGATGGCAGGAACAAGTTCCTCGGTCGGAATAGCTGCAAGTGGCTTCTTCCAAACCTTGTCGGCCAGTGACTGCGCATGATCACTATACTGCTTATTCATCTCTGTCCAAAGGGCACACGAGTTGTAATAAGGCTGTTCCTCGCTAACGATGCCGAGGTCTGTCATGGCCTTCTGCCATACATCACGCTTCCATGGTGCATCGGGTTTCATACTGGCAACTATCTTCTCTGCCTCCTTCGGAGTGAGATAGTTGTTCCACTTGATGCTTTCCAACTTACCGATCCACTCTTCTGCAGCTTCGGGCTTATTGGCAATCATCCAGTCCATCATCTCGTTCATGACGTGGCCGAAAGCCATCATATACTCAGGCTTTCCACTGACGGACATGTACTCGTACAGATGAGTGTACTTCTCTTTCATTTCTTCTTGTGCATTCATTTCTTCTTCGTTTTAGTTTTCGTTTTCGTTTTTGTTTGCTGTGATACAGCAGTATTTTCAACCGTTCCGCACGTCGGACACGGAGTCTTCGGTATCGAACGTGTCGGCGTCGGTTTCGTCTGTTGTTGGATAAATCTGCTCATATATTTTCAGATATAAGTAATCAATGATTCCCATAAATAGGTCCAGCCAAATGGCAGACCATGCACAGAGGAAGGATATCGCAAGCGTAGTGATAATGCTAACACCGACAACAAGACAGTACACCATCACTGCCCAGAAGCTGAAGCACTTCACACAACTGACTATCGGCAATTGGTTACATTCCGCAACCGTCTGAACTGCCTGAATCAGCCCAAGGTGGTTGGCAGCCGTGCAAGCAAACACAATGCATGCGATATCCCATAGAGTCATCATGCACCGGCAGTTACCTCAATAGAGGTAGTGATGGCTACCTGATTGGTGCAAGGACGTACACCCTGGCAGCATCCGCATCCATTGTTCATGTAATACTTGATAGGCTTTGGCGATGCCTTTACCTCACCAAGTGTCAAGGTTGGCTGGGTGGCCGATGTACATGGCAGGCAGCATTGATAGCTGACATACTCAGTACGTGGCTCACAACTGCCGCATGGGCAGTAAGTCACAGTACCAGCGACTTGACACTCCTGACAATACATGCTATTGCCTACATCGACAGGTTCGCCGACAGGTGTCACAGAGAGATTGGCAATGACCGGATGGGTCGGATCACTCAACAGCATCTTGCGCTGTCCGCATGTGTAGTGTGTCAGACCGAGCACATATACACCTGCAGTTGGAGTTGACAGCAGGAAGTCTTGGACATCCTGACCGTTTTTGCAATTACAATTCATACACTTTCAACTTTAAACTTTTAACTTTAAACTATCTTGGGAGTCTATTCTATACGCCGCTGCCCTTATTGCGTTTCTTCCTGAAACAACTGCTCTTTCCGTTTTGGTGGGACAGCAACCGATGTCGGATCAAACACCTTTTCCTCGTTGCTTTGCATCGCTTCAATCTTTTCTTTCAGTGTTGCAACATCTCCCGTCAATGCTGCGATGGCTGCCTGATTCATCTCTACCATGCGCATCGTTCGATAGGTGAACTGCGCTGCGCAATATGCGCGCTGGTTTGGAGAGCATTGCAGGCAATCACCCGTACAGGTAATCCCTTGCTGTTGCTGCTGCTGTTGTTCTTCTTGTGCCATTGTGATTTAGTCTTTTAAAAAGTTAATAACCTGGTTCTTGACAAATGGGTTCTTGTCCCATCCACGCAATGCCTGCGTAAGTTTCTTGCCAGTAACTGCCCGTCCATGCACCGCATGAGAAGTAATGAATGCTACAATCGCATCTCTTGCCTCTTGGGCTTCTTGTTCGTTCTCTGCGTAGATACTGAACGTAATCGGAAATCCTTTAAGCTCGCTCATAATACCGTGTGTTAGTTAATTGGTGGAAGACTCTCTTCCTCTGCGGATTCTATCGCTGGCAATACACCTTTATTGGCAATAATCTGTTGGATAAACTGATAACTGGTAATGATGTCGCCTTGATTCTGTTTTATCCATGAGAAGATGCTCGATGCGTTTTGCTTGATTTGGTCCATGACGGTAGGAGGAACAGGGTCAAAGTCGGGCAGGTCAAGATTCTTGGTATAGAAATCTACCATCTCCTGAGCCTTCTGCATGTCGCCCTTATGATACCACATGGCCACGTGCAACAACTGCGCCTTGCTTGTCGGGACGTATGTCTGTATAAAGTCCATCCGCTCTTGTTTTTCTTTACTGATAAACCAATTCATAATGCCGTGTGTTTTGTGTAAAGGAAAAGAGGGGAAGTCAATGGAAAACTTCCCCTATTCCCATTTAGCCGTTGCAACCGCAACCGCATCCTGTAGCAGGACATCCACATGGAGTGGCATCGCGATACAATGCGACACGCTGTGGGTTCTCTGAGTAACGACCAGTCATCAGACCTGTCATCACTGTCTGAGTTGCTACTTGTGAAGCGGCAAGTTCTGCTTGCTGAGTTGCAGTCAACTGACCCTGCTGGCTTCCGCTTACTGAGTCGGTGATGGTGGCGTTAAGTGTAATGTCACCGTTGATACGTTCCTGACGCTCTGCAGCGAACAGGTTGGTCAACTGATCAAGCTGACGCTGTGTGCCTGCGGCTAAGATGTTAGCCTGCTCCTTGGCAGCATTAGCGGCTTCACGAGCCTGAGAGGCTTTGGCCTTGCTGTACAATGGTACAAAGACACAGGCTGCAGCACCAACAACTGCTGCGCCGATACTTACACCCAATGCACCGATAGCTGTGCCAGAAGTACGCTTCGACTGCATGTTAGCGACTTTGAATTGCTCATAGGGAGTCATCGTCATCATTCCTTCCATAATGAATAATGTTTGTGTTGTTTGTAATTATTTCCGTATGTCGCATAAGCGACTCCGTGTTCTCATGTCGAATCGTTTCGACACGACAAAATTACGGACAAACAAATACTTTCACAAACTTTTCGGCAATATCCCTATGCACCGATTTGGCAGTCCTTTCCGAGTGTCTTGATGACCTTATAAACTTTCCGCTCACACATACAATACTTATCGGAAAGACGGGCAACAATACTGGTCATTTTCTCCCCACGAGAACGCCTGTATAAATACTCTTCATACAACGGAACATACTCATACATTGACACCTTAATGCCCAAAATATTCAGTATTCTGAACATTTCACCACCTAACTTTAAGATTTCTGCTACTTTCATTGTGCAATATTAATTTTATTTATTAACTTTGCACCTGTAATTCTCACTTAATACGGCAAAAAAATCACCTTACAGGATGCGATTCGGGTATTGCCCCCTTGTCAGCATCACTGGAAGGTGAGTCGTATAAAATATTAGGTGAGATTTTTATTTTATGAGCAAGGGGGTACTTTTTTTTATTCACACCCCTTACCACATCAACAGCCCTCGAAATTCATCTTAACTGTAAATTGTACTTCCGGCAAATCGTCTGTTGTATGATCAATGCCTGCGGTGTCTTCGTCAGGAATAATGCTCACAGGCACCCAAGTGTTTCGATAGTACATCCATGCTTGAGTGCTATTCAAAAACTCTTCCTGCCACCACTTCTGCCAGGATTCCGTTACCGGACCACTGGTCATCTTCAACTGATGGCGGCTATTGCTCTTGCGGACAATATTGCGTTCCACCTTGTTAAAGGCAGATGGAACAGTGACATCGTATTCTTTAACAGTCTTGTGGACACTCTCTTCCGGATAACACTGTGCATAAATAGATTCAACGACACCGAGTCCGTTGACAAACTGGAACGGCACATAGACAGCATCATCTTTAACCGCATACACGTCGCGACCTGCCAAGGTGTTGACACCAAGCGTCAAACTGCTAGTTAAGACGGCTCTTGTCTGCGGTGTTGATGGAGTGCTTTGGCTCGCCCAATCGTTTGCCGAGTAGGCATAACTTAACGCATATACATACAACTTGCTGTCAATAGGTATCACCTCTCCCGCAGATGGCTTACGTGTTAATGCCGTCACACCCTTAGTCTGTCCACTGGTCATCCTCTCGAAATCAGTAAAGCCACCAAGGAGGAACTTGAAGTAGCCTTGTATCTGAATGGGTTGAGTCGTGTGGATTTCACCGGCACTCATATATTCATCCCATGCCTCAATATGAGCAGAGAACACCGGATAGCTATTATCACCTGCTACGGAATGTGGAGCATATTCATACTCATCAGCAATGGCCCTAAGAGCACTGCTGATATCAATATCCACAATAACATTAGACCCTTCAGATGCGACGGGTTCCGATAGCTCGTACGTCTTACTGAGACCAATGCTCGATGCTTCAACGGCTACAGACATCTTCACACGATGAAACGTAAGCGAAGGCTGACCGCTTAGATTAGCTGCTGTCACACGAAACACCACGGGATTCTCAATCAGTGGTGAGCCTGATACAAGTGTTAGGTTTTGTGCCATATATTCTATTCTGTTTCTTCTTCCTCTTGAACTCCTTGATCCTTTGAACCCTCTTTTGCCTCTTGAGCGGCTTCCAATGGAGCCTTTCCTTGCAAGTATTGCATCAGTCCAGGTATCTTCTTGATGAACTCTACCGACAAAATCCAATAGAACCAGGCAAAGACTTTATGTCCTATGCTTCCATCTGGCAGCAACTGCTTCATGTTCCTGCAGATGTTCGTGCCGTAATAATATATAAGCGAATAGCTGACAAACGAAACGCATTGCTGTGCGCCACTGACGTTATTCTTCAAAGACCCAATGCCGAAGATAAAGAATACCAACGCAAAGAACAGCAATGCCTCTTTAATGGCATTCCAGAATTTCTTCTTATCCCATTTGCCACCACTGCTGATATCGGCTATGATGCCAAACACCACGTTTGCACCAAACAACAGTAACATACTGTACAAATCTCCTGCAATGGGATGCAGGAAAGCAAGCATCGCAGACAGCAATCCTGCAATCCATCCACGGAACTCGCTATAGATCTCAAAGTATCTTGTCATTTTCTTCCCATGTGCTCGTAGGTTTCCCCTACGAGTAAATTAAAAATTAAAAGAAAGGGCAGGTGACATT